TACAACTGGCCGGAGCCAGCCGAATACGATGTGACCCTCGACGGCTTGCAAACTATGGGCAAGAAAAACCCGGACTACCCGGACGGGACAGCCAGCCAAACTCTCCGAGTGGGTTTTAAGGACGGGACGCGTGTCGATCGCGTTGTGCTGAAAAACCTGGATTTGGGCAAGGTAGGTCTGGCGAAATCCTTTGAGATAACCAGAAACGCCACCACCGGGGTCACTGGCGCACAGGCTTATCTATTCATCGGGGACATCGTCATCACCAACAGCAGCGCGCCCACTTTGGCCTGGGGCAATATGGAACTGGGGTCTGTCACACTCGCCGCCAGGGTCGATGGACACAGCCAGGAGATACAACAGGACTCAACCGTGACTCAGATAATCATCGACTCAGATCGGGGATCAGGCACCTATACGGCCCAAGACTCAAAAGTGGACAGGGTGATACTCCAAATAAACGGAGCAACCAAAGGGGCCAGTATCGGGGTTTTGGAGATCGACAATGTGGACGCATCGGTTGGCTCGTGGACGTGGGATTACGTTAAGGCTGGCAGTTTGAGCCTCGACGGCACGAATGAATTTGGAAATTCTACGGGAATCGACGTAGCCAGCGCGACGTGGGCCGATACTATCAGCGCCCGGACTATCGTGGACAACCTTGTCGATGTCCCAATTTCGGTGAAGTAGTGAAGCATCTCGGACTCATCGGCGCCGTCCTCCCGTTGGTATTACTAGCCATCGGCCTGATCGGCTGGGTCTTGACCGTCCGGAATGACGTTACCGACGCGGTCAAGCAGATCACCGCCGTCCAGGAGGAGATCGCCGCCATCAACGAGCGGATGGAGAACGAGCGGACGCTCCGGACGAACCTCCACACCGACCAGGCGGGAGACCTGGTTACCATCACCAATGGACTCTCGGACAGGATAAGCGGCCTGGAGACCGACCTCGTCCTGGCTAACGACCAGATGGCGACGATCATGGGGGACCACGAAGGCTTCGCGGACGTACTCCGGGAGCTGGGAGAGATAGGGGTCTTGCCGTCCGGGGAGCGCCGGGATTATGGCGGGTATGGCAACCGATGACACGGAGGATAACCAATAAACTGAATAACGGAGTGGACCGGGACGGCTTCACCTTGGGGGTGACGCTGGACTGGAGCTATGTTTTCCTGGGGATATGCGGGCTTGGTTTTGCCGCCCTTCTTTTCCTGGTCGGTCTGGCTTACGGACAGGGTGTCTTATGCGACTCCTAGCACTGCCGGTCCTGGCCGGCATGTTGACCATCATCGGGAGCGGTCTGATGTTGGGCTGGTTATACGAGGGGCCGAGGCGGTTCCTTGCTAGGTTAAAGCGGCGATGTGTTGGCTGATTCGCCATTGGTGGCATCGGTCACCGCTCCGCTGGGAGGTCCGGCGTTGCCGCCTATGCGGTCGGCGGGAGTTGATGAAATTCCAGCCCGATGGGGCAGAGGTCTGGGTTAAAGGCTGATGTGCTGGTTCAACCGGCACTGGTGGCGCCCGCATCCGGAGGAGTGGTCCGTCCGGGTCTGCCGCATCTGCCGAGTTAGAGAGCAAGCGATGTATCAATCGGACACCGGGCTTTACTGGGTACGGTTATGAAGATGACCGCCCTCCGTCCGCAGATATTGGCGGCGATCGTGGCGGCGACAATCTTCTGCACGTTCACGGCCTGGATCGGATGGAAGCTCCAAGCCGTGGAAGTCATCACGGGATTGACCGGGGCATTTATAGGCTTTCTGGGCGGAATCTCCCTCCGGATAATCGACTCCGGGACGGACGAGGACAAGGAATGACGGGGCGAGGGCTACTGATCCATTTCAAGATGGACCGCCCACGGGACCACTGGCGGGAGGTGAGTTGCAAGGAGGTCGGATGCGTCAATTATGCGAATGGATGGAAGACGATCCTTCCGGTGGGCGATATAGCCAACATTGAAATGATACGCCGGTCGAATATGGGCTTCAGGGAGGAGCGCGAGGATGGATTGATTATATTCACCTTCGCAGCGGGTCAGGAGTGCTTCACCGGCCAAGGTGGAGGCCACCGGGTAGCGCTAGAGCGTGACCCGATAATGACCCAGGACTCGAGGATACTCGAACCGCTGCAGTTTATGGATCACTATAATGACCATATGTACAGGAGGAGTGTAAACCATGGCTAAAGAATCAGGTTTAGGGATGAGCGTTATCATCGACGATTCGGGCGGATCGGCCCGGACTATATCCAACGACATAACGAGCATCGACATCGCCACGCCGAGGGAGGAGCAAGACATCACCGGGCTGGACAAGTCGGCCAGGGAACGTCTGCTACTTTTGGCGGACTTCACGGTGGCGATCTCGGGCGTCTTCAACGATGCGTCGAATATGAGCCACGATGTATTCAAGACGGTCTCATCGACCAGCGTGGCGCGGACGACAACCCTGGCAGTCTCCGGCCAGACCTTGCCGGGTGAGTTGTTCTATACGGACTACGCCTTGAGCCGGTCGGCATCCGGGGAGTTGACCTGGTCGGCTCCCGGCGCCCTTGCCGGCGGCGTTGTCCCAACGTGGGCGTAAATGGTCGCTATTAACGGGACAACGGCCAAATCCAAGAAGGGATTCCGCATCCCCGACCAGACCGCCCACATAACCTTTAGCGGGACGGACTACGACGGCGCCGAGATATGGGTCAAGCTGAATGTCAGCTTCGCCCATTACATCGCTTTGAGAGAAGCCGCCGAGGGAGACGACCAGGCCAAGATGGCCGAGTTATTCGGCGGCGAGGTCTTGATGGAGTGGAACCTGGAGGACGCATCCGGGGAGCCGGTCCCGGCGACCGGAGAGGGGATGCTCCAGATTCCCTTGTCGTTGGCGATGCTCATCGTCCAGCATTGGATCGAGGCGGTGTCGGCGGTGCCTGTCCCTTTAGAACCGCCATCCGGCGATTTAAGCACGTTGGCGGCGGCATCGACCGCGACGGGCGAATGATAACCAAACCTTGGGAACTGGAGGAGGCCGAGTTGATAGACGGCCTCTGCCAGAGGTATTCATGCCTTCCATCCCAGTTGATGGCCGAGGACGTAACGCTCCTCCGCATGGTGGCGATAGTACAGGAAGGACAACCAGAGGGCGATGGCTAACCAGGTCGAGATACAGATAACCGCGGACCCGAAGAACGCCGAGGCGGGATTCAAGAAGACCCAGTCGTCCTTCGGAAAGATGGCGGACGGCATCAAGAAACACCGCAAGGCCATCGGTGTCGGTCTTACGGCGATCGGCGCCGGGATAACCGCCCTTGGCGTCTCCGCGGTCAAGTCCGCCCAGGAGGAGGCCATCGGCATCGCCCAGTTGGATGTTGCCCTCAAGAACGTCGGGACATCCTACGATGCCCAGGCCGCGGCCATCGAGAAGGTCATCGCCGCCCAACAGAATAAGACCAACTTCGGGGACGAGGCCCAGCGGGACGCCCTGATGGGTTTGATCAGTGTCTCCGGGGACTACGAGTCCGCGATGGCGGCATTGCCGGCGGTACTCGATTTGGCGGCTGGTAAAGGGATGGACCTGGGCGCGGCCTCGACCCTGGTGGCGAGGGCCATCAGCGGGGACACCTCCGCGCTGAAGCGTTACGGGATCGAGGTGGAGAAGGGCGCCGGGGCCACTGAGGTTATCTCCGCCATCATGGCGAAATTCGGCGGTCAGGCCGAGGCGGCAGCGGACCCGATGGTGCAACTCAAGAACCGGGTGGGCGACCTCCAACAAGAGTTTGGTAAGGCGTTGATGCCAGCGTTGACCTCGATGGCGGTCATCCTGGAGAAGGTAACGACCAAGCTCATCGCCTTCTCGACCGAGCATCCCCAACTTACCAAAGTCCTGATGATAGTGGTCGCGGCATTGGGAGCGTTGGCCCTGGTAGTTGGGCCGATATTATTACTACTGCCAACGATGGCGGCGTCCATCGGGATACTCAGCGGCGCCTTCGGGATGCTAAGTCTCTCGATGCTACCCATCACGGCGGTCGTATTGGGTATCACCGCGGCCATCGTTGCCGGGATCATCATATACAAGAACTTCGACAAGATCGTCTTGGCGTTGAAGGTCACCTTTGAGAAGGTCTTCAACTTCATCTCGTCCATTATCAAGAAGGTATTCACGGCCATAACCGACATCTACCATTCCAAGCTGGGCTGGCTACTCCCGGCGGGGCCGCTGGTCAAGGCCATATTCTTCCTCCGGGACAACTGGGACGAGATATGGACCGGTATCCAGACCAAATTCAAGACCGTCAGCGATGCCCTGGCATCGACATTCCGGAGCGTAAAGCGGACCATCCTGTCCATCTGGGACGGCATGGTGTCCGGGATCAAGGGCGCGATAAATAGCGTTATTGGGTCCATAAATGGATTCATCCGGAGCATCAACGCCATCAAGATCAGAGTCCCCGGCGTAGACATCCCGCTGGTCGGGCGGGTCGGGGGATTCTCGGTTGGGATGCCTAACATCCCGGAGATTCCAAGTCTAGCCAAGGGCGGCATCGTCAACCGGCCCACCCTGGCGATGCTGGGCGAGTCCGGCCCGGAAGCGGTCGTCCCGCTGGGGCGTGGCCGCGGCGCCGGGATGACGATCAACCTTGTGATCAACGGGGATGTGAACGGCTTCGATGACTTCCAGGCGAAAGTAACCGCAGTCGTCCGCGATGCCGTCCTGGGCGGCGGCTTCTCCGGCGTACTGGCGAGGGCATAATGGTCGTTGCAAGCTATAAATTACAGGTGGACTGGGAGAACGATGGGGACTGGAATGGGACCGGGGAGACGATAGACATGGGCCGGGTCCGCGGGATCACATGCTCATTCGGGAGGGACCGGGCATCGCAACTGACGGGACGCTCAAAGGCGGGAACGCTCCGCGCCACGTTGGACAACCGGTCCGGGGATTACAACCAGTTTAATGCCGACTCGCCCATCTATGGGAACATCCTCCCAGGCCGTCCCGTCCGGCTTTTGGGGACATCGACCACCCAGTCCGACCAGGCCATCTGGCAGGGATACCTCCTCCGGATAACTCCCCAAGTTTTCCTGGGCGGGGACGCTACGGCAATCCTTGAGGCCACCGGGCCGCTGGGCCAGATCAACCTCGACCAGATCGAAGTCCCAATGGTCACCTCCCAGAGGACCGACCAGGTCGTGGACGACATCCTGGACGCTGCCGGCTGGGGAGCGGGTAGCAGTTACCGGACCCTGGACACCGGCAAGACGACCATTACTCGTTATTGGAAGTCGGCCACCTATACCGTCCCGGCCCTCCAGGAAATTGAGTCAACCGAGGGAGGGTTCGTCAGGGAGTCAAAAGATGGGAAGGTGGTATTCGACAACCGCCACCATAGGCTGGCCGGCGTGGGACTTACGAGTCAGGCGACCTACTCGGATGCCTCCGACGCTGCGCGGGTATATTCCGGCCTCATCATGGATGATCCATTGCCCCATATATTTAATATTTTCCAGACCGAAGTCCAGACATACACGACCGCCAGCGTGGCCGTCTTGTGGACCCTCTCGGAGACCGGCGCCAGCTCGCCGTCCATCGCTCCCGGTGTAGCCCGGACATGGATCGCCCGTTATCCGACCTCGGCGTCGGCTAACAATGCCAGGGGAGTCGCATTGTGGACGACCACGGCGGCAACCACCGACATGCTGGCAAATACGGCGGCGGACGGCTCCGGGACTAACGTGACGGCATCCATCGGCATCTCGGTCTCCAAGTCCAGCGAGACGATGGAGATCACATTGACCAATAATACCTCGGCCACGGCTTACATCACCAAACTCCAGGCCAGAGGAACGGCCATCACGGCGGACGACCCGGCGTCCATCAAACAGGAGGACGCCACCTCCCAGACCGCCTTCGGGAAGCGGACCTGGCCGAGCAAGACAAAATTTATTCCGGATACCGGCGAGGCGTTGGACTGGGCGGACTTCAACCTCTCGATCTATAAAGACCCGACCGCCGTCCTCCAGTTGTCCTATTTCGCAAACAAGGACACCAACTCCGTGAATGAGATGCTCGACCGGGATATATCGGAACGGGTGACCGTCGTGGCTGACAATACCGCCGATCTGAGCATCAACCGGGACTTCTTCATCGAGGCGGTGCGCCACCAGATCAGCGCGAACCGGCTCCATCAGGTGACATACCTCCTCTCGGACGCCGTCCAATTCTCGGACTTCTGGGTGCTGAATACCTCGGCCCTTGGGACTTCGACCAGGCTGGCGTACTGAGATGGCCGACGACTACATCGTCCAGCACCAAGACCTCCAGCCGGACCCGTATCTTACGATGGTCCGGGGAGCATATATGAGGATGGGATTCGGCCCACTCCCGGACCCGACGGAGGACAACACCTCCGGGACGGTAGCGGCCCGGATAAATCATGGCCGGTGGCTGGTGGATTGCCCTGGGTGCAACAGCGCCCTCGTCGTTGACCTCTCCCAGCCGGTCTTCATGTGCGTAGAATGCGCGAACGCTGCCAACGATGGGAAATGGTTCGCGGTGACCGTCCCGACCAACCGGAAGGCCATCGAGGCCGAATTACTAAAGCGGCCCTGGAACGGGCGCAACCCAGCCGAGGCCGTCAACCGGAACTGGGAGCCAGGGGAGACCGTGGCGGCTTTGAAGCAAGAAAACACCGACCACGATATAGGAGCATAAAAAATTATGGCTTGGACTTCACCAAAGACCTGGGCCAGCGGCTACGTCGTTTTGGCCGCAGATTTGAACACCCACCTCCGTGATAATATTTCCCTCACCGCTCCGGCGGTGATGACAACGGCGGGTGACATAATCTACGCTTCGGGAGCCAATACTCCCGCGAGGCTTGCCAAGTCCACGACCTCGACCCAATACCTCGCCAACACCGGGACCAGCAACGTCCCGGCATGGAACGAGGTCGCGCTGGCGACCGGAGTCAGCGGGACTCTCCCGGTGGGGAACGGCGGCACCGGGCAGACCAGCTTGACGACCGGGGCCATCCTCATAGGTAACAGCACCTCGGCGGTCACGATGGTGACCCAGACGACCAAGGGCCAGATCTTGATTGGCGACGGTTCCGGCCCTCCGCAGATGTTGGGCGTTGGAGACGATGACCAGGTCTTGACTGCCGATTCCGGGGAGACTACTGGTGTGAAGTGGGGCACGGCAAGCGGTGGGGTTGCCCAGACCGCTCGGGACTATAGTTTAATAAGAAAATTCGGTCATTAGGAGGATTCATGGCGATTGGGGATTGTACTGTCGCCGTTCTAGGCGCAGCCGCATCGAACAGACAACCGTCCTCCGGCGTATTTGAAGAGATCAGCGCAGTTAACAAAAATCTTCAAACCGCGGGAAACGATATTTCGACCTTTGATGGGACCAATTCTCTGAATATCTTTGAGGCCGCTATCGGCACCGGGGAAACTCAGGACTACTCAGGAGCGACGGACCTGATGCCGTTTAGCTTGTCGATACAAATCGGCAACGCAGTCTATCTCAGGAAAAACGGGTCAGCAAATAAAGTAGTCATCTGTCTCGTGCAAACGGACACATAAGGAGGGAACATGGCTATTGGTGATAGCTTTGCGGTGATGATGGGGACCGCTTCAACGGACAGACAACCGGCGTCGGGGGTGGTGGAACAAGTCTCCGCCATCGTGAAACCAGGTTCGACGGATAACGTCGTCCATTATGACGGTGCATTGGAAATGGATATAATGGTCGCCGCCGTCCAAACGCCGCTGGTTCACGGTAATACCAATGCCTTTCGGCACATGCCCTACAACATGGCATTGATGATTGATAACGGGACGTACCTCCGCAAACGCCTCACGACTGACCGAATCTCAGCGCATGGAGTGCAGATCGATGCCTAGATGGAAACGGGGACCGTTTACCGAGTTACAAAACCTCTCCGAGTTGACAGATGAAACGACCGAGGAGGACTTGCTTGAGCGAATGGACGCCGTCAACGCTTGCCTTGCTACTCATCATTGCAACTGTAACGGTCACATACGAAACAGGCAACGCGACCCGTATTTCGGGGGAGATTTAAGCGAGTTGATCAGCCGGTGCATACCGCATACGATAGACGGTCCGCCCGACCCGGTCACTGGTGAGAATACCAGTGTTACGGCCCATGTCCGCATCGAAACATTGACCGTTGAGGTCGATGAAAATGACGAGGTCTGTTGCTGGATATACGAGGAGTCCTAGATGGAGAACCTCGCAGGGCTGGCCGAGATCGTCGGACCCATCGGAGTCCTCGTCGTCGTCGTGGCCTGGGCTATCATCAGCCGGCGCCACGGCAACGGCCAGTCGGACCGCTACCAGGTCGTGGTCGCCAAGCTGGACGGCCTCCGGGACGATGTCGGGGAGATCAAGTCCGATGTCAGAGAACTACAACGGACGATGATCCACCACCTGGAGGACCACGCCAACGCGTAGATAGAATTTCATCTCTATTCCACCTCCTTTGCAGCGGCCCCGGCGAGACCACCTCCCGCCGGGGTCGTTGCTATCTGGCGTCATCCAATATCAACGAGTTTTGCGAATTGGTATAGAAAACGCTTGACAGTTTGTAGCGGCGTCCCTTATAATATACATAGTAAAGCAAGAGAGGAGGAAACGAGATGATCACAGACCCGGAAACATTCACCGAGACTTGCCAGAGCGGCTTTTGCGAAGGATTCGAGGTGGCTTGGGGAGATTGGGGCGAGGACGCCAAATGGGTCAAGTCCCTTATCGCAGTTATCACCAATGAGTACGGAGCCACCACCGATGTCTGTGTGGTTTGCGAGGACGCTATGAAGGGCGACGGCGAATACAACGAGTTCAATAACTGGTAAGCCCCAGCGGGTGAGCCAGCCCTTCGGGGCCGTAACCCACAAGAGCCGGTGGCAAGTCCGGCCAAACAAGAGAGGAGGAGGAAACGAGATGGGAACAATCTGGAGGATCGACCCCAAGACCCAAGAGCGTGAGCAGATCACGGTCAAACTCGGAGACATCTGGAAGGACGGCAGACGATGGAAGGTGAGGTTTCCAAACGGCATCCACACAGAAGACACCAAAGCCAGATGTGAGATGTGGCGACGGCAAATGCTCAAGGACGGACTAATCAACGAATAACCCGCCCTGACGAGGCCCGGTGGCTCCGGGCCGAAACTCCCTCCGGGGAGTAGGCGATAAGCCAAGGAGGAGATGAGAGAGATGCCGAAAGCGGAATACGACAAACACGGGAACAAGATCACTCAGCATGAGCATCGATGGGTACAAACCCAGATAACCTTTTGGCCCTCGCCGGCCAACCAAACCCCCATCCCCGGAGTCACCGTTGTCTGGCGTTGCGCCAAGCGGGGATGCTCGTCCATCTACCAGAAAGAGGTCAAATTCCGACGCCCCAACAAGGACACGGCGGGGAACACTTTCGCCAAGCCTTTGCCAGAGTTAATGTCTACCCTGGCTGGGAAATAACATCAACGAGGGAGAACTAGATGACAACCCGCGATCAAGTTTTAGCGATACGGGCCGAGCAACCCAACGCTCACGCCGCCCAGATAGCCCGGACCATCGGCGTGACCAGCGGGAGGGTCTACCAGATACTCCAGGAGCAAGGTCTAGCCACGACCATCCCCGGAGCGAAGGGCCGACCACGCCAGAAGGCCGCGCTCTGGGTGACCCGCAAGCGCAAGGCATACCGCATCAGGAAGCGGCTGGAGTCGGGCGCGGCATACACCGAGGCCAACGGGACGACTTGGTGGTTCGTAACCGACCTGACGCCTCAGTGGGGACAGGTCATAGTCACCAGGTCGTCCGGCTTCAGCATATATCCCAACATCGACGCCGCCCTGGGAGCGGAGGTATAGAGATGGAAACCAAAGTTACATATCGGGATGCGTCAGGTGATCCAACGCCGTGGCCCCTGCCGCTCGACATATCGCTTGCCAATATATCGACCAGTAAAACCGCCTGCGAAATAGGTAATGGCGACCATCTTTGCCTCCTGGCATTGGCCCATGATGGTGAGCATCAATGCTACGCCTGCAAAGGATATTGGGGGAGTTGATGGTCTGCCGACATGAACCAGCCTCCAACGAGACTACGGGCGGAATGTGTCTCCGGTGTCTCCTGGAGGACTTCTGCGAGGAGGAAGGACTCCCGATCAGTGA